GCTGGGCTACCCCGGCACGCGCATTTTGATGCTGACGCACGTCAAAGAACTGCTGCAACAGAACGCCGATGAATTGGTGCAAATGCTGCCCGGTGTTGATCTGGGTTTTTACAGCGCCAGCATCGGACAAAAGCGCCTTGATCGGCAGGTGACGTTCGCGGGCATTCAATCAATCTGGCAACAAGCGGAAAACATGATCCCGCCGCCTGATCTGGTCCTGATCGACGAAGCGCATTTGGTGCCGAAGAACACGACGACGCGCTACGGCAAGTTTCTGGACGATCTGAAGCAATGCAATCCGGCGGTGAAGGTTGTCGGACTGACCGCCACGCCGTACCGGCTGGATAGCGGATACCTGCACAAGGGCAAGGGCGCGCTGTTTGACGGCATCGCCTATGACATTCCGGTCGGGATGCTGATGGATCAAGGCTATCTCGCGCCGGTCGTGAGCAAAGGCGCAAAGGCCAAGATTGATCTGACAAACGTCGGGATGCGCGGCGGGGAATTTATTGAGGCACAGCTTGCCACGGCGGCATCGGATCCTGAATTGGTGCGGGCAACGGTCGAGGAGATTATCCGCTTCGGGCAAGATCGCCGCTCGTGGTTGGTGTTTGCGTCCGGTGTTGGTCACGCCGAGATGATCCGGGCAGAGATGGAGCGCAACGGCATCGAAGCTGGCGTCGTGACGGGTGCGGATAACAAGACGGATCGAGCGCAGACGATTGCCGACTTCAAGGCGTTTCGAATGCGCTGCCTGATTAACGTCAACGTCCTGACAACGGGCTTTAATCACAAGGCGACTGATCTGGTGGCGATGGTTAGGGCGACCGCATCGGCTGGCCTTTACGTGCAAATGGTCGGGCGCGGGACTAGAACGGCGGACGGCAAGGACGATTGCCTGCTTCTGGATTTTGGCGGCAACGTCGAGAGGCACGGTTTCATCGATGCTGTGAAGGTGAGGGACAAAACGCAAAGCGCCAAGAAGGGTGACGCGCCAGCCAAAGAGTGTCCAGAGTGTCAAGCGATGGTGCCGATTGGCCTGCAATACTGCCCCTGCGGATACAAATTCCCAGACCGTGAATTGAACCACGGCGACAAGGCCTATTCTGGTGCGGTGCTGTCGTCTCAGGTGGTTGCAGAATGGGTTGATGTGGATGCCGTAACATATGATCGGCACAGAAAAGATGGCAGACCTGACAGTATCCGCGTAACGTACCGCTGCGGGATGCGAGACTTGCGGGAATGGCTTTGCCCTGACCACGGTGGCTATGCGTCAAGCCGGTATCATGCGCGTATGCAGGCGTTAGAGGCTACCGCCATGACCACGGACGATGCGCTGGTTGAAGCGCCTATAAAGTGGACGGTCCCGACGCGGGTGAAAATCAAGCCGCGCATTGACGATCCGCGATACGACGAGATTGTGCAATTTGATTACAGCGAAGGGCGCAAGCCGGAGCCGCCGGGTCGGGCGCTGTCATGGGAGGAGGAGGATAATGTCATCCACATCGACTTCTGAGAGTGACGAGCAAATTGGATTTGTGCGCTGGTGGCGAGCGCAATTCCCTGCCGTGCGTATCTTTCACATTCCCAACGGCGGGCATCGCGCGATGTCCGTCGCAAAGAAAATGAAAGAGGAAGGCGCGTCGCCTGGCGTGCCTGATCTGTATTGCCCAGAATTGCGGCTGTGGGTCGAGATGAAGCGGCGAACAGGCGGCAGGCTGTCACCGGATCAAAAGGACTGGATCGCGTATCTTGAAAGCATCGGTGATACTGTCATCATTGGCAAAGGCGCGGAGGACGCCAGCAGAAAGGTGCTGCAATGGCTCTCAAGGCGGGAACGATAATTCTAGCAACCGACAACAGCAAAGCCGGGCGTGCCTTTGCCCGGCAATGGTTGCGCGATCAGGGCTACACACCAGTGCAGGTGCGCCTTTACGAACTGGACGGGCAAACACTGGTGCAGGCTTTGGTAAATCTAGATTGAAAAAACTGTTGACCGTGTGTTGGTGTTAAAGTAAGGTTTAATTATCGCAACGCTAACGGGAGAACACCATGAAGCATTTTATTGAAGACCTCATCGGCGCTATCTGCGTCTTTGCCCTGCCCTTCCTGCTGCTGTTCGTGGCCTATGGCGCGGGGTGGATGTGATGACTTGGCTTTACCCGCCCGCCTTCGTCGAGACGTTCCGCTGCGATTATTGCGAGTGCGATTTTATCGAGGACGATCTGACCGAATACGAACGCGACAAATGGGCGTGCGATACCTGCGCTCGCGCTAACGACGAAGAGGCCGCTGCTATGCAGGAGATGGCGGAGGATGACATGGCTCATGCGATGCGTGATGCCACCAAGCGCCCGCGCCACCCTTTACCAAATCATCGAAGCCGCTCTTAGAGCGCAAGTGGAGAAACGGAAGTGAAAGTTCTTGTTTGCGGAGGTCGCAATTTCAACGACGCATTAACGCTTGGCTCTTGGCTTGGCGGTATCCACAAAGATCACGGCATTTCGTTGCTAATTCATGGCGGCGCAAACGGCGCTGATAAAATGGCCGGAGAGTTCGGGAAATGGCAGGGCATACCTGTCAAAGAGTACCCCGCCGATTGGCAAAAGCACGGTAAGGCCGCAGGGCCAATTCGCAATCGTCAAATGCTCGAAGATGGCAAGCCTGATCTTGTTATTGCGTTTGCCGGAGGTCGCGGAACCGCGAACATGATCGACCAAGCCCGCAAGGCTGGCGTCAAAGTCCTCATACCGGAGACAATCCAATGACCATCTACACCACCAGCCACGGCACAGCCACGCCGAACCCTGTCGCCGCCCGCATTGCCGCAGAGGTCGAAGCCAAGACCGTCAGCCTAGCACACCCGCTGGTGTTGCGGCGCATCATGCAGAACCCGGTGCCGAAGGGAAAGATGAAATGACTGCGACGGGAAAAGTATTTTACACTGTTGAGCAGATCAAATGCACCGCCTGCGATGGCACCGGTCAGTATGATGGTGAATGCGGTTGGTGCAAAGGGACCGGAAAGAAACCGCGCCGAATGGATGGTTATTATATCGGCTTTGATCCAACAGGTTCGTTTGCAATTGACAAGATATTGGGCGCTGTTGCTTGCGCTGGGAAAGCGTATCACCACACCGAATGCTGGGAGGATGAAACGCGGCCATATGATGACCACACAGGCAACAGGCCGACAGAATGGATACAGAATGCTGCCATTGCTGCCGTATCCCATTTTGACGCCCTGCTGAAAGCGGAGCGGGAAAAGGCGCTGCGAGAGGCGGCGGATAAGGTGGCTGACCTGTACGGCGAATATTCGGAAGGCGTGCCGTATTGCGACCGTGACGAAGCCGTTGCGGTTATCAAAGCCCTAATCTCGGAGGACAAGACCGCAGGACATGGCAGAAGAAAAGGATTGGGGCTGGTACGTAGGCCATGACGATGAAGTCTACACCTCCGGCCCAGAGACATACGAGGACGCGGTTCGGATTGCCCGCGAGGAATACGAAGGTGCGCACATTTGCGAGGCATACAAAGCCCCTGTGCCGCTTGCGTCCATGTTTGACGCCCATGATTGGCTTGAGCAGTGCGAGGAACAGGTCTGGGACGAATACGTTGGCGAGAATGGTGACTGTCTATTCGACCTGACGACAGAGCAAATCAAGTCTCTGCAAGACACAGTTCGCGCTGCCATCGAAAAATGGCAGACGGAGAACGGCCTGACATTCATGCCTTTCATGTTCACCGGGGCTCGCAATCACGCTTACATTTCGGCAGACGCCGAAGCATCATCGTAAAGGACCGCATGACATGGCTGGAACAAGCGCAAGCTCGATGGCACTATCTGCCGTTTTGCAGAAGATACGCGACCGGGAGGAGCAGCAAAAAAGTTGCCGACACGTTTTCAAGGCCGTGCCGGGAACTACCGCTTACCTGCAATGCCCCAAGTGCGGGAAGCGCTGCGATAACGACTGAAACGAAAGGACCGCCCAAACGAAAAAGCCCGGCAGTGCAACCACACACTGACGGGCTAGGGGTACACGATAACCTGCGTCCGGCAGGCACGGATCACCGCTTAGGCGGCAATTCAGTTTCCAAGATATTCCATCAGGCAGATGTAGCCCGTGTCGCCGTCTGGCAAGTCGATGTGCATTGGATTGGCTGCAACGCCGGGCGGTAGGTCTACAACGTCTACCAGATCGTGATCGGTGGCGTTGTGGTTGCCGATTGTCTCATATCGAATCGACACATCGCCATGCTCAGTCTCAAGCGTCTCAACGGCGTTGTATCGCCCCATCCGGTTCTCAATAGCAATCGTCGCAAAGCATGGTCCGTCACCAGCATGAAGGCTCATGCGCTCAAGCCCTGCCATCGCAGGCGTTGCGCAAACCACGATTAACAAGACCAACTTAATCATAACCACACCCCGCATCGAACCGCCTGATCAGCCGCGCTCCGGTCTGTACC